GACTCCCACCGGCTCCATAATTCCTTTGCATTCTTTTGCATTCCTTGGTAAAACGTTGTTAAATCAACGTTTTTTATTTTTGTCTTTGGTATTCCTTGGTATTCTTTTGCGAAAAAAGGATACAACAAAGGATACAACATTTTTGTCGTATCCTAAAAATCTATGTACTTAGCAAAGCGTTCTCCGATGTCGTCCTTTGCTTGCTTAGTTATGTGGGTATAAACGTTCATGGTCGTTTTCAAGTCTGAATGTCCCAAGCGATGTTGGACTTGCTTCAAGGTCATACCTGCATCGAAACATAGACTGGCATGTGTGTGTCTGAATCCGTGGATTTTAATTGGACGCAGGTCGCTACCTTCCACGATTTTGATAAGCCATTTTCTGGGCAAGGTACTTGGAATCGGCTTTTTTAAATCATTCTCAAAAATGTATTTGGTATTTGGGTTTTGCTTTCTCCATTTTTTTAAAATGCTTTTTGTCTTTTTGTCCAGACTGATTAGTCGATTGCTGCTGACGGTTTTAGTGTTTCCTATCTCTTCGCCTGCAAAACCTCTTGTAATGGCCTTGTTTATGTCCAGAGTATTATCATTCCAGTCGCTCCATTCCAGGGCTAAAATCTCCCCTTTTCGTGCGCCTGTGAAGGCTAGAAGACGAAATAGAGTTATCTTTTCTAGATCCTTTGTTTTAGCAACAAGTTTCAAAAACTTTTGAAGTTCATCTTTGTTGTAAAAGTCGCTTTTGATATCAGATTTCTTTCTTGTCGAGGTAATCACGCTATCGACTGGATTGGTTTCAATGTAGCCATGTCTGATTGCGTATTTGAAAACATTATTCATCAAGCCCTTTAACTTACGACCATAGACTAATTTTCTAGACCATTCATTGGCCTGCTCTTGCATTTGAAGAGGAGTGATACTAGCTATTTTCCTATTGCCGAAAGCTGGATAAATGTGATTCTTGAAATTCCTAGAGGTCTTGATATAAGTGCTCTCTTGGACTGTCTCAGAATAATCTTCAAGCCATTTTTTGGCAATTTCTTCTACTGTAATATCTTTCCTGTATTGCTCTCCATTTTCTATATCCTCTTGAAGCTGGAGTAGTGCTGCCCTTGCTTTAGCTTTTGTGGCAAATCCTTTTTTCCGAGCGTACTTACTTTTACCATTTTCTTTTCCAACATAAACGATGAAACCATAAGCCGTCTCTCCGTTTTTCTTTTTATAAGATCTAATTTCCATTGATTTTCACCTCATTTCTTGATAAAATGGGTATAAGAAAACGACCTTTTTAATGGTTGTTTCTTATACTGGATATCCTCACACTCAAAATTTGGCGATGGCGAGTGTGGGGATTTTTTGATTTTTTGTTATGTCTTGTTAATTATTCCTCAAGCAATCTTATGAAATCATTTTCTGTCATGATTTCAATGTCTTGACCTTTTTCTAATAAGGTTTGAGCTTTTTTCATTTTACTACTTAACCCATCTGTGCCGACAACTCTCCAATCTTGTTCTCCTACAACTAATATATTAGTGTTTTTAGTCACTCCTTTTTCAGGAATACCACCTACTAATGCAGCAGCTTTATTAGCTTCTTTCCTAGTCATTCTCTCAAGTTTTCCAGTAAAGCAAAAGTATAGACCGTAGAAGCAATGGTCTGGATTCATTGCTGCTTTTTCTTCTTCTGTTGGCTGATAGATAAGATTTTCCTGGTATTGATAACCTTTTTTTATTTCGAATCCATACTGACCAAGTAAGCCAGATTTAGTGTATCTATATTCTTTTAAAAAAGTATCAAGGTCGGAAAATGAATTAGTTGATAGTAGATATTCTAAAATCAATCCACTTGCTCGTGCATCTGATAAAGCGTTGTGGTGATCTAGCTCAATATTTAAATTTTTAGCTAGTCTTTTTAGTTTGTAAGTCAATTGTCCAGGAAGGGCAACCTTGGCTAGTCGATACGAACAAATATACTCTATATTATCAAAATCCAGTTCGTATTTTAGGTATACATCTTTAAGAGCCCCCATATCAAACTGTGCAAAGTGAGCTACAACTATATCAGAACCAATAAAATCAACAATCGCCTTTCTCACCTCTGGGAATGTGGGTGAATCAATAACATCTTCAGGTCTAATGCCATGGATGAAAATATTAAAATCATCAAATTCTTCTTCTGGATTGATTAAAGTATAAAAAGTATCAATAATATTTCCATCTTTAAATTTTACTAATCCGATAGAACAAATGCTACCGCGAAAGCTATTCGCAGTTTCAACATCTAAAGCAACATACGAGTAAGACATGTGAGTCTCCTTTCATTCGACCAATGCTAAATATTCTTCCTTGACCATGATTTCATTTGTCATGGTTTTGAGGTTGTATTTCTCCATGAAATGAAGGTAGTTGAAATTAGTGAAGTCATCCATTGTTTCAAGTTCTTCTTTTAGCAGGTAGTGTATCATGTTTCTATCTGCTTGGAGTTCGTATTCTTCTCGTCTTCGTTTGTACTGTTCTGGATCGTGCTCTTTATGTCCTATCTCGTGATAGATGACTTTCTTTTTCTCAATATCATCTAGGTAAGTGTCTACCGCTATTAGATTGTAGGGTTGGTTGTAAAGTCCTTTATTGTGGGAACCTCTACCATCAAAATAAACTAGATCGATACCTTGTTCAGAACAGACTTGTTCGGGTGTTGTCATAGGCAAGTATTACTTTCTATTTCTCATACGAGCTTCTAGTAGTGAGGAGATGAGGTCTAAATCCTCGTCGTTGAGTTCGTGTCCATCGTAAAAGAAGCTTTCTGCTGCGTCCTTTTTGAGGTCTATTTCTGTTTTTGCGACGGTATCCCCAGCGATAACTGGGTTATCTGTTCGTCCGAGCAGGTAGTCGGTGGATACGTTGAAGTAGTTAGCAATTTCTGCTATACGTTCAGCATTTGGCGTAGAGTTTTTTATCTTATACAGTGTATTTCTGCCATAACCTAAGTCTTCTTCGACTTGTCCAAGAGATTTTCCACGCTTTTTTGCCAATTCTTTTATTTTTTCAAATGTCTCAAACATTGTTAAATCAACCTTTCTAAGACATCACAAAAAATATTTAACAAATTTGGTGTAAAAAGGTTGACCGATTATCCCAAAAGGTGTAAAATGTTTTTTGTAAGTAAGTTACAACTAAAAAAACAACTAAGAAATAAATTATAAAAAATGTTTTGGCGAACGGTATTTATAGATTTATTAGTGTTTTTATTATGCTTTCATTCTAGCCGATTTGGTGTTAGTTGTCAAGCGTAATGCAGAAAAATAGTTAAAATTTTAGTTGTTTCTTATTTACAAATTAGTAAAGAGGGAGGTGTAACTATGGAAAAAATCATCGCTTACTCTGTCGAAGAGTTATACGAGAAGGTTGCAGAACAAGAAAAACGCATCTCAGAAATTGAAATGCGTTTGGGAATCAAGCATCCGGAAGATACTTCATCATAAATTTAGACTTAAAGATTTGAATAATAATTTCAACATAATGTTTCATTGTAGGAAGAGAGATGCTGGAGCTTTTATCCCAGTGGGTGTAGTCATTGCCCACTTCTCTTATAAAGTGCAATGCACCTTTTAGGAGTTCGTCATCTTTTATGTACCGGTCAATGGCATTATTAAATGATAGTTTTGGATTAGATAGATACTCTTTGTCATCTAATTTAAAGTCTAAAGCATAATCTTTAATTAAGCATTCAATGGCAGAACGATAACCGGTTCCTGCGATATTCTCTAGCCCCATTTTTTCTGCCTCGATCGCTTCACTGTAAAACTCTACAAATCTAGGAGCGTGCTCAATAAAAAGAGGGTCTATGTTCATAGCGACTTTGTTAGGGTAAACAAGAACCATGGTCGTTTTATCAGCTTGATGCAAACATTCTTGGTTTGTCATGTGGTATTTTTTACAGGATGGACAACGATGGTGCATAGTGAAAATGCGACCTTCTTGAATTTCTAAATGTCCTGCCTCGTTGTTAGTGGGATTATTTCCAATTCCGCACCAAGGGCAAGTTTGAGGAATTTGAATAGTTACAGTTCTTCCAATTATGCCGAAGTAATGATCAATAGTGGATAACTCCATAAAACTTCTCCAATCATTTTTCTTGATTATACCATATTTAGAAAAAAAGGGGATAAGGAGAGTAACGCAATATTTCAATAGTACAAAAAAGAGAGGAGGGAAGAATATGCCAGATATCACAAACGGTCGTGAAAAGATTAATACTTTCTTGAAAGAGAAAGGAATCAAAAAAACAACTCTAGCGGTTGCTTATGGCTTTAAGCGACAGGAAGTAACAAATATTCTGAGTGGGACAACAAAAGGACCACGAGCGAATAGCTTTATTCTTCAGGTTATTGAAGATTACGGGATTGAGTAGGAGGGAAGAATGAACGAATTAGAAAGAACAGCCCTCAATGAGATATTGAGGACCGTGACATATATTGCTGAGAAGTTGGATGAGTTAGATGCTAAGATTTCTCAATCAGAAGAAGTGAAAGCCAAGGCTTCGTCCGCATCGTAATCAGCAGCAATAAATTGAGCCGCTGAGAGAATGAACTTCTTTAAATCCTCGATATCTTTATCATCATGTCTGCGGACATAATGAGTCTCATCATTACCAATCCAGGCAACAGATTTTGCCAAGGCTTGAATTTTTGGAAAATCGTTTAAGTATGTAGCAATTACTTGTCCAAGCATAATTGCTTTGATTTTCCCTTCGTCGTCTTTATTTTTAGATATTGCGTAATCTTTTATGAGAAATTCTGCCGCTTTACGATAGCCGACACCTGCAATTTGATTTAATGCCTCAGATTCGGCAACGGTTGCTTGAGAATAGATTTCGACAAAAACAGGAGAAACTTTTTCTATGTTTTCAGGGAGTTTAACCTTGATTGGAGGGCGGTAGGTATAATTTACCGTTGATGCATTTTCATAATTATCATTGATATATTCTATCACAAAATATTTTAAGCAATCTTCAAAGGAACATCGAAAAATAACGGAAAATCTCCCTTTTTCTGAAATACTGGCTGTTTCAGAGCTTGTACTTTGTCCAACGTGTAGAGGAGACATGGTTCTACCGCAGTGAGGGCATTTCGAAGGAGTATTAATTGTGGTAGTTCTTCGACACTCTCTATATTCAATAGGCACATCTATTTTCATAAAATTCTCCAATCGTTTTTATTTTATTATACCAAATTTAGAAAGGAATACTATGAACGAAATTTTTAATTTTCACGGGCAGGAAGTCCGTACTTTGACAATTGATGACGAGCCTTGGTTCGTTGGGAAGGACGTTGCGGACATCCTAGGATATAGCAAGGCTAGAAATGCGATTGCTCTTCATGTTGATGAAGATGACGCCCTAAAACAGGGCCTCACAGATAATTTAGGAAGGGTTCAAGAAACTATCATCATCAACGAATCTGGACTCTACTCTCTTATCTTATCCAGCAAGTTGCCTCAGGCTAAAGAGTTTAAGCGCTGGGTGACATCAGAGGTCTTGCCAGCTATTCGCAAGCAGGGCGGATTTATCCGTGAGGACTTGGACGAGGATGCCTTTATCGCTCTCTTTACTGGTCAGAAGAAATTGCGTGAGCAACAGGCGACCATGCTGGAAGATATCGACTACCTCAAGAGTGAGCAACCGATTCATCCAAGCTATGCTCAGTCGCTCCTGAAGAAGCGTAAGGCTAGGGTTGTGGCATGCCTGGGTGGTATTGATAGTCCAGCTTATGCGGATAAAATCTTTGCGCAGTCGGTCTTCAGACAAGCTGAGATTGATTTCAAGGATCATTTTAATATCAGTCGCTATGACCTGCTACCCAAGAAGCATGCGGATGCCGCATTGGCCTACTGGATGACGTGGGAGCCAAGTACTAATACCAAGATGAAGATTATAGAACTGAACGCTTTTAGTCAAGCGTAGGGAGGAAGAAAAATGAGACCAAGACGATATCCGTATAGTGGACAAAAAGAGTCCATCTTTGTGAAGGCAGACCCTAAATTGGTAGAAAAATTTTTAAGACCACATAGTATTTCTCTTGATTTTGAAAGCCTGACAACAAGATTAGAAGCTACAGACATTAGTGTTGGCAATATCATTTGTATTGATGATTATAGATAAAGGAGACGTTATGGAAGCATTTATTATATCAGTTCTGACCTCTTTAATTGTGACATACACTATGATGCATTACCACATTTATAAAGTAAATGAACTATACGAAAAATATATGGATTTTGAAAAATCGAGTGTAGAAGAATTTGCTAAATCAATTAAAAGCAGACTTTCAAAAAATTCTTCCCAAGAGGAGTAGAAAATATGAACGAACTAGAAAGAATAGCCCTCAACGAGATATTGAGGACCGTGACATATATTGCTGAGAAGAAAGAAAGGAGAGAGGGATGGCTTCAGAATATTTAACAGAAGAGGAAGCGGAAAAAATAAAAAAAGAACTTTTGCAAGTTCTTCGTAATCATAATCTAAACAGCGGACTGGCTAAAGTAGTTCTTACTGATACTGTTGAGACAATTGAGAAATATTCACAGTTGCCAGAATAATTATTTAAGGCTTTTGATAATAGCTTCAACAGAATTTTTTAAAAGTTTTATAGTTTTATCAGCATCACTACTACCTATCCATAATAGTTTTGATGTTGCATCAGTTTTTACTAGATATACTTCATCGTAGACTTTACCTGCTTGGTTCTGATAAATGATATTAGCAACAATGGTCTCTTTAAAGCCATTATCAAGTATGTGCATAAATTTTTGCGAGGGAGCCATGGTATAACCGACTAGGGATGACATATTAAAACCCAGTCCGTCAATATCTTTTGAAAATTTCAAATCTAGGATAGTTGCTGAAGTATTTCCAAAATTTTTGATAACTAGATATTTATGAAAGTCATTGATTTCTATAGTATCTAAGTAAGCAACGATAACAGGACGGTTTGCTTCTTCAGTTATCTCTGCTGTGAGTTTGTTGGCTTCACTGGCTATTTTGACAGCTTTGTGAGAATAGTAAATAGATATAATACTGACTGATGTAGAAGCAATGATGGAAATAATATTAATAATATCGCTAAGCATATATAACCTCAAATTTTTATTGTAATTATACCACATTTGAAAGGTAGTTAGAATTGGAAGATAAAATCATCGAACTTGCTGATTACTTCATCAGCGAGAACACAACGTACAGAGAAGCTAAGATAGCGTGTGAGAAGCTATTGAAACAAGTCAGCCATGAGATAGAACTCAGGGCGATGGAAAGTAAGACAGTTTGACAACAACACAAAAAAGCACCTGACAGCAATCAGGCGCATACTAATATAACTAACTGAATTATAACACGAAAGAGAGAAAATTGCCAATGGCTTTAGAATTGTTTGGAGAAGATTTCAAAAATGAACTGCTGGAAGAGCTTGTCCAGTTGAATGTGCAAGCTATGACTGAAGCTAGATTACGAGTGGCAAGAGGTACGAACTGGGCTTCAATCAAAGACGTCCAAGAGAAGACCGGTTGGGGTCGTAAGAAAATTGAAGATTTCAGAGATGCAGGGAAATTCCGTTATCAGCAAAATGCTAAAGGCGGTAAATATTTATATGACATGAACGACGTACTACGTTTTCAAAGTCAGTTAGCAAAATAGAGGAGAATATAAAATGTTTGAACCACAGATTTTAGACCAGCTGATGGGTGTTGGTGCTCTGCTGATTGGATTTGCAGGGGCTTGCCGTCATATCAAATTGCAAGAGGAGCGTAAGGAAAAAGAAAGACGAGAAGAGCAAGAATTTGCGTCTATGATTATCCAAGGTTATAACCATGCTTATGAACGTGGTAGAGAGGACAAATGGCAAGAAATTCGCAATAATATTCGCAGAGAGTTTCCTGGCTTTACATTTGACAATGAACCGCCTGTTGGCTTACGTCCGGAGCCTCTAGCTTTGCCAGAACCTAAAATGCACATTTTGAAGTGAGGAGGTCAGGTAATGGAAGAATTGATTGAATGGCTATTATGGCATGAGCGAGTGAATAAAGAAATGTTATCGTCTGATGAAGAAAAATCTGATTTTGAACTATATTTAGAGGACGAGAACAGGAAAGTTTCACTTATCAAAGAATACCTAACCGACTATGAAAAACTAGCCAAGGACTACCGTGATGTGGTCTCTGAAAATAAGCTGTTAAAGGTTGAGAAAATGGCGCTAGAAGGCAGACACATCTATGAGGATATGCGAATGAAGTACCGTGCGAATCGTAGGAAGCGGGGGGCTCGGTATGTCTGAAATCAAGTGGATTAAAATCACAACCGATATTTTTGACGATGAAAAGATTTGCCTGATTGATGCCTTACCTGATCCTGATGCCATCTTAGTGATATGGTTCAAGATTTTGACACTTGCTGGAAAACATAACAGTAATGGTTTGCTGATGATGACTGATAAGGTTCACTATACTGATGAAATGTTGGCCACTATTTTTCGCAGGCCATTAAATACGGTCAGAATGGCCTTGGGAGTCTTTGAACAGTTTGGAATGGTCGAGATTATAGACGGTGTCATTACCTTGCCAAACTGGGAAAAGCATCAAAACATTGACGGTATGGAAAAAATCAAGGAACAAACACGTAATCGTGTGGCCAGACATCGTGAAAAACAGAAAAATCTTGCTCTTGGTAACGTTACAGGTAACGTTACAGTAACGGACGGTAACGCACTAGAAGAAGATAAGAATAAGAATAGATTAGATAAAGATAAGAATAAGAAAAGAATAACTACTACTAATAGTAGTGGTGGTCAAGAAAATATCTTAGAACTTTTTCAATCTGAATTTCGTAGATTCTTATCTGGATTTGAGATTGAAGAAATAAATCATCTATTAAATGAGAATGATGTGGATCTGGTAAAAGAAGCACTGAAGACTGCTATTAACTCTGGAAAACCCAACATCAAATATATAGGTGGGATTTTAAGAAATTGGCAAATGAACAATGTCACGACTGTTGAGCAGGTTCGTCAATCAGAAAAGAAGAACAAGGATAAGAAAGAAGAACAGGAGGACAAGGACGAATGGGGGTTTTAGAACTTATCAAGCAATTTGAAGAGGAATTTTATCCTATAAGCGAGGAAAAGAAGACTTTACTTATAAAACAACCCCTTTCAACTGTAATAGCTTGCTTGTCTGAAATGGCTAGCTGGCATGAATGCGGAGGGTGTCTGTCATGGTAGATAATGTGTTTGAGGAAATTGCCTTATCTTATCACAGGAATACAGAACAACAGAAAGAGCTTTGCGAAAAGCATAACATTCCTTTGATAAAGATATTGCGGACCGAAAGTGTTGTATGCCGTATGTGCGAATCTGAGCGGATCCATGAGGAAAATCAAGCAAGAGTGAATGAACTGGCCGACGCTGAGAATGAGAGAGAGAGGAAATACTATCTTGAGAAGTTTTCTCTTTATGATGAGGTTTTGAAAAATGCGACCTTGGACAATTTTGAGACACCCACTGAAAAAGAAGCGGAAAAGCTAGCTTTTGCAAGGCGGATTTGTCGTGAGTGGTCTGAGGGTGCTAGGAATAATATCGTGCTACAAGGAGAAGCTGGGACAGGTAAGAGTCATTTGGCTTTTGCGATGGTAAAAGCATTATCTGAGTACACGAAAGAGATTGCTATATTTATCAATGTGACCGACTTGCTGATGAAGATTAAATCTGATTTTAGTCAGGAAGAGTTTCTAGTCAATAAAATTGCGAGTGCCAAGTTTTTGGTTTTGGATGATTTGGGCATGGAGAAGGATAGCGAATGGGCGTTTACTATTCTCTACAATATCCTGAATAAGCGTTCAAATACAATCATTACCACGAATTTGATTTCTGCTGATATTCAGAAAAGATATGGCAGACCCTTTATGTCCAGACTGATGAAAGGTGTGGATAAAGACCATTTGATGGTTTTCAACGACTTGACAAACAAGCGGAAGCAATATTTTTAGAATGGAGGTGGCTGATGTTTATTTTAAGGCATGGGACAAGAGAGGATAAGCCGTTTCTGAGATCCGTGATTATCGGAGTGACTGGCTTGGACATTTCATGTTCTGAAGAGAAGAAAGCCTTGCGGTTTATTTCTCGGGCGGCAGCTCTACAGGTTGGCAAGGCATTGAGGGGATCCTTTGGGAACTTTTACCCTGTTGAGGTGGAGTGATGTTAGAACTTTATTTCGTCTACAACGGGCACTGCAAGTTTTACCTTGGAACGTTTGACAATGTCGATGATCTCATTGAGCAGATGGAAGACCATCAATGGGTGTTCTCAGCTATCACTCATCCAAGGTTTCAGAAGCACATTGGTCAGCGGACGACACGGTTTGACTACGGTTCTAAGGATTGTTACTATTTAGCGACTTTTTCAGGAGGAGAAGAAAATGATTGAACTTATTAAAGAATTTGGAATGGCTATTCTGTGGCTATTTCTCGGCTACTTAGTCGGGGAACGTGCAACAAGAAAGGAGAAGAATGATGATCAATAACGTTACATTGGTAGGGCGCTTGACAAAAGATCCTGAATTAAAATATACGCCATCGAATGTGGCGGTTGCTACCTTTACGCTAGCGGTCAATCGGAATTTCAAGGGAGCAAACGGCGAGCGAGAGGCGGACTTCATCAACTGTATGATGTGGCGCAAGCCGGCGGAGCTATTCTCGGAATGGTGCAAGAAAGGCAATCTGGTTGGTGTGACGGGTCGCATCCAGACAAGGAACTATGAGAATCAGGAAGGGCGTAGGGTCTATCTGACTGAGGTTGTCGCAGAGAATTTCGAGCGACTTGAAAAGCGTGATGATACCGCTAACCGTTCGAACATTGAGGAACAAATGCCAGGATACACCCTTGAGGAAGATGATTTTCCGTTTTAGTGCGAGGTAAGAAATATGGTTGGAGTAACCTATCAGGAAATTCATCTCTTTGTTGAATTTTTGAAAGAGCAGTATGGGGAAGGTCGTCCAGACTATATTGAAGCCCTGAACGACTTAGACGGTCTGGTGGAAGTCTCCTATAGAGAAGCTATTGAAAGATTTTTAGAAGATGAAGTATGACAAACAAACAGTAATTGGAGGAGTTGGAAGATGAATATTAAGGAATTGATTAAGAAGTATGAAAAATATGAAAATGGTTTATTTGATATTGGAGCAAAGGCAGCTTGTCAGCTATTTTTAAAAGATTTGGAACAACTAGACGAACCGCAACCGGTCAAAGTTCCGCTGTTTGTGGCGGATTGGTATGAAGAGAATAAGGATGATTTTGAAGGGAATTTGTATCGATGTGCCTATAACATTCCATCGGTTTTTGATAGCGCTAAACTTAATGAGTTTGAAAGGTGGTTTCTAACCGCTGGCACAAAACCATTTCAAACTCTCGTCAACATGCACCAATTCGGCTATGAGGTCGAGGAAGAGAAGCGGTATCTGGTTAAGATTAAAGGGAATATTAAAGAAAATGTGTTGGTTTATGGAGAACTTTTGGAAAGGTATTTCTTTACAAAAAGCCTTAACTTAGACAACGCTATATATTCCCACACCCGTAAAGAACTCGAAGAAGCTGGGTTCGGCTGGGTGTTCGATTGTCCAGGGATTGAGATTGAGGAGGTGGAGTAAATGGAAAATTTAATGTTTTGGGGAATGTTTATAGCTTGCTTACTAATTTCGGCTATGACATTTTATATTATGTACTCTCAAGCGATGGTCAATAGAGATTTGGTAAGAAAATACTATGACTTAAAACAAGAACTTTTAAGAACTTTTGGTTGGGATGAATATGACTGGGCAAATAATTTTAGGGATTATGCTCGTAAAGTTGAAGAACTTATAAAGTTTAAAAAAGAAATTGAACAACTTGAAATTATTAAAAAAGCATTAGAAGTCAAAAGTTTGGAAGAATTGCAGAAGAAGAAAGAACAGATTGAAAGTGTAATCAAAACGCTAGAAAATTGAGGAGGTCACAGATTGAAACGATTCATAGCCATTTGGATTCTGTTATCTGCTGGATTGAATATCTGGCAGATGGACAGGATTCGAGATTTGGAAGAAAAGAAGCCGATGGTTATCTACAAGGCAGATAACGCAGGCGCTGAGATATTCGGTAAGGTCGTCGAGAAAGGACGGCATGGAAAGTTGTACACGCTTACCATTCGTGACTACGGGGTGTTCGTTGTTACTAAGGATGTGTACGAGAAAGTGAAAGTTGGAAATGAGGTAAGAATATGAATTATAAAGTAACAGTCGATGGTAAGGAAATCGAATATGGCGCCTTGGTTGAAAAATCACGTTTTTCAGACGAAGAATGGTCTGCTATTTATGCTGAAATTGTCAAGCAAAATTGGCCAGAAGTTTTTGAAACCAGGAAATCGGATACTGCATTTATTGATACGCTTGGCGCCTTGGTTTCACTAGAAGAACGATACGAAGCATTGCTTGAGTTATTACCTCAAAATCAGTTCTCCTACGCTGGTACACATCCAAAATGGGTAGCTGATGCAGTTGCAGAGAACACGCTGAATAAAGAGGACACAATGCTAGATGTGTCTGATTTGATTGGACGATGCGAAACTCTGGAAGAATTGAAGAACGAACTGACAGAGTATTTTGAGTTGGAAGAATTACAGGAGTTACTATGACAACAAACATGGAATTGTTAGCGCATCATGTCGAACATTGGGCGAAAGATAGAGGATTAGACAATCCCGACAATAGCACGGCTCAGGCATTGAAGTTATTTGAAGAAGCAGGCGAACTGGCGCAAGCACATCTCAAGAAACGAGATGATGAGGGTAAGGATGCCGTAGGTGACATCTTGGTAGTGCTGACCATCTATTGTCAGCAAAAAGGTTGGTCTATTGCTGAGTGCTTCCAGATGGCATGGAATGAGATTAAAGACCGTAAAGGCAAGATGGTAGACGGCTCGTTCGTCAAAGAGGAGGACTTATAAAATGAAAAAACTAGGAATTATTTTAGGAGCAGTATTTGTAATCGTTGTATCACCATTTGTGGTTCAGTATGGATGGAATGAGATTATCACAACGATTGTCCCAGTTGGTAAAATTACAGTCTGGCAAGCATTAGGGATGGATGCACTACTATCTTTTATCTGGCCAGTGTTATCTAGCAAAAAGGAATCTGAAGAGGATTATTCGTATGCTGTAAAGAGCAGTATTTCGAAAATCATTACATGTGCATTCTTGATATGGTTAGCAAGTTTGTTTATTTAAGGAGGATTTGCCATGACACCGAAATTTAGAGCGTGGGATAAAGCGCGAAACGAAATGAATTATAAAGTTATGGTAGGCAATTGTGACACAGATGACGAAAACTGGACTTGTCCTATCATTTGGATTGAAGAGCAAAAAGATTGGTTACATTTTGATGATTATGACTCTATCATGCGCTCAACAGGCCTCAGAGATATGAACAACCGAGAAATCTTTGAGGGGGATGTAGTACAATTTGAAGATTGTTCTGAAGCGTCCCATTTCCTGTACATAAATACAGGTATTATAGAATGGTGTCAAGGTGGCTTTCATGTTACCAATAGGGATTCTGTATCAATGGAAGATTTGCTTGATGGAGACTCATTAGATGTTACAATCATCGGAAACATCTACGAAAACCCTGAACTTTTGGAGGTGTGAAATGAAACCAGAAATAATTGACAACATAAACAACCCAAGTCATTACCAAGGACGCTATGGCATGGAATCTATCGATGCTTTAAGAAATTTCATGACACCAGAACAGTTAAAGGGCTTCTACTTAGGAAATAGTTTGAAGTATTTACTACGTCATCAGAAGAAAAACGGTCTTGAAGACTTGAAGAAGGCACGCAAGAACCTTGATTGGTTGATTGAGGAGATGGAACATGAGAATTAAGACATCAAATGGATCTATCATCAACGTTGACAAAATAAAGCATAGCATCACGATTGATGGTGTTGAGTATGGTTCAGATTGTCGTGCACTGGTTTCTAAGCACAGAGATGGGACAGGTACAATAACACTAGTTTTTGATGGGAAAATTATTTGAAATACGCAAGGAGATTTGCAAAATGCAGCTAAGATTAAAAGAACTTAGAGAGGACCTGTGTCTCTCTGTCAAAGATATGGCTAGGGATACGGGTGTTTCTCAAAATACAATTCACTTGTATGAGCGAGGCAGATATCCATCCATTAAGCAAATTGAAATGATTGCTAAAACCTATGATGTGAATCCTGCTTGGTTAGTTGGATGGGTAGATGATGAAATGATGCCTGGAATCCAGGCAGTCGATAAAGTAGTCTACAAAGAGAGTCCTACAGCAAGATTGCCAGACTATTTCAACAACAATAACGATGGTAAGATTATCAAATGGGTTAAATCCAAAAGATACATGGGAGGTAAGATTTGGTCAAAAAGAACTTAACAAAGGCACGAAGAGATTATCTCGAGTTTGAACTCGATGATAAATATTTAAAGATTGACAAACTTATTGGCCAACGAAGGCATGAGCTAGAACGTTTGTATGAAGTTAAGCATCTTACTGTTCCTGGTATTGATGATACTGGGGCAAGTGGCAGTGGGACATTCGTCAACAGGTCGGAGAATCTAGCGGTTGCTTATGCAAGCGATCCTATGATTTTAAGACTAGAAAATCTCCAAAACGCTATTTCCCAATTACTAGAGAATCTAGAAGCAGATGACAAAAAAATCTTTTATCTTCGCTGGGGAGAACATACTGGATACGACTGGATTCAAGTTTGGCACATCATGGAGAACGGAGAAACTGGGTACTTGTATAGACACAGCAAGCAGATTTACAGAAGACGTGAAGTGATTCTCGATACACTTTCAAATTTGCTCTTTATGTAAAGTTGTCAAAAAAACATATAGAATTGACAAAAACAATGTGGTAAATTAGTATCATGAAGAATAGCAGAGAGGGAACCTCTGCTATTTTGTGCATTAAAAAGGAGGTGAGGATATGTGGTAGTTGTTGAACCAATCAGAAATAGAGATGATGTTCAGCTTATGATTGAATGGCTGACGATGCATAGCGCAGTCAAAGAGTCAGATAGACAACGTAACCTCATGCTCTTTTTGTCTGGTGTTAATCTGGGTTTTCGTATTGGCGATATTGTTAAACTTAAAGTAAAGCACGTTAAAGGCTGGCATGTCCAGATTGTTGATGAAAAGACAGACAAGCCAACCAAACGAAAGATGCCAAAGAAATTCAAGAATGCTATGCGACAGTACATCAAAGACAAGAAAGATGAAGACTTCCTCTTTCCAAGCCGAAACGGAAAGCACCAGCACATAAAACCTAACACAGCTTATAAAATCATCAAGAAAGCCGCTGAAGAAGTTGGTCTAGAAAATATAGCGACTCACTCGATGAGAAAAACCTTTGGCTTATTCATGTATGAGCAAACAAAGGATGTCGCTCTGATAATGGATCTATTAAATCATTCAAGCCAGAGCATTTCGCTTCGGTATATCGGAAAAAATCAAGATTCACAAGACAGAGCCATGACGAAATTTCAGGGCTTTTAATTTTTTTATTTTAACATCAATTCATTGTTTTAAGGTTATGATGATTTCATTTCTCGCATGCAAGATAAACGCTTGATAAAACTGAGTTAAAACTCATGTAGCGAGTTCACTAGAATATGTAAAACAAGGAATTGAAAGAGTAAAAACAAAGGAGATTGCACAGTTATGAAAGGTATTATTAAAAGACTTTTTAATAAAAGAACCACTAAACAAAAACCATTAGGAAAAATTGTAGTTGGAGTCGAAATTGAAAATCGCTCAGAATTAAAAGAGTTAACTCAAGAATGTTGTGAAGCAATCGAACACTTGAACAATTGTATTGAGAAGCTAAATACATTCGAGCTCAAAGTATCAACATCAATAATCAAATGATTGAAGTTTCAACTCGAGAAGAACGCAACCAATTTTACAATTCCAGTGAATGGAGAGCGCTGCGTAAGTTAGTACTTGAACGTGATCACAATGAATGTGTTTGGTGCAAAGACGAAGGCAAAGTCACTAGAAAGAACCTAGAGGTTGACCACATCAAGGAACTAGAGTTCTATCCAAAGTTTGCGCTTGATATCGATAATCTACGAACACTGTGCAAAGCATGTCATAATAAGAGGCATGATCGTTTTGATAAGAATGACAGAAATTTCCGAAAAGATGAATGGTGGGGTTAGGTGAACGAACCTTAAATACCCCCCGGTCAAAAAAATCAGAAATTTTCAAAGACGTTGGTAAGCGGTTTTCTTGATGATTTTATAAGCTGTGTTAGGTTTTATG